GAAGTTGCTAATTTAACAATTGAAGACTTTTTACCTTTAGGTATAAAGGAATTATTAACAATGCAAAGACAAAATGGACTAGGTAGTCTAATACAAAGGATAGTAGAAATAGCAAATACTAAATAATAATATGAGCAAAATAGAAGAATTTATACAATTAAATATTAACTTTTTAAATGATATTCAATCTTATCATTGGCAAACAAAGTCATATTCTGAACACGAAAGCTTAGGTGAGTACTATGTTAAATTTAATAAATTGCTTGACGAGTTTGTTGAAACACATCAAGGCAAAACTGGTAGAAGAATTAAATTTAGTGCTGAATTAAGACCAGGCATTTTAAATTATGCTGATGTTCAAATAGTAAAAGCTGAAGTAAAAAAACAAGCAGATAGAATTAACGAACTATCAAACAATAAAGAAGTTGCTGGTCAAATAGACTTGCAAAGTATATTAGAAGATATGCTTTTAGCAACTAATCAGCTACTATATCACCTGTCATTAAATTAATGCCCTTATACACATTTGAAAATAAACGAACAGGTAAAACCTTTACTGAAATGATGACCATTGCTGAAATGGAATCATATCTAAAAAAAAATAAACATATCAGACAAAATATTACAAGTGTTAATATTGTTGGTGGTGTAAGTGGTATGAGCTATAGAAGTGACCAAGGTTGGAAAGAAACATTAAGTAAAATATCTGAGGCACATCCTAATAGTGCTTTAGCACAACAACACGGAAAAAGAAGTATAAAACAAGTTAAAACCGAACAAGCAATAAAAAAATATAAGGCTAGACAACGTGCAAAAAATAAATAATATAGTACAGAGCGAGCAACCGAAACACAACGGTCGTATACCTGAGTCAAATAGGTCAATCCGCTCATTGTACAATTTCAATAGGGCAGGTCATTCCTGCTTGGACAACCTGCCCAGCCTTATCACACATAGGAGGAACAATGGCTAACGACATACCAGATTTTATGCGTGAGTTTGATACAGATGTTGATTACGGATTTACTCCTGTATCACAAAAACCAGTTGAAGAAACACAACCAAGTATTGACCCAAGTGTAATAGAAAATTCAAATTTAGAACTAGCAAAAATTAAATCAGACGTTTCCGATATTAAATCTGCTATGAATGAAATTATGCAAATTGTTGCTGAAAAGGACACAGTAACAAAAGAAATACAAGACGCTGACACACAAAACAGATTTAAAGAGATTGAAAAGATTGTATTACCTTTTTTATATAATCTTTCAAAGTCTAATGAACCTTATATACATTGGCCAAATAGAGGGCCAATCATTAAGGCACAGATGGACAAATTACTTAAATTAACAAGGGGGTAATATATGTTAGAAATAAAAGCTCATCACAAAGAATTAAAACGAGCTGTGAACGAAGTTGAGAATAAAAGATCACAGGACAGATCAATTAGGTCTTGGTATGATTTAAGGACCCTAAAAAAAGTTAAACTAATGGCAAAGGATAAATTAAATGCAACTAAGCAAAAACTTTTCACTTAAAGAACTAACTGCCTCACAAGCGGCAGATAGGCATGGTATTAGCAATAACCCTAGCGAAGACCATATGGATAATTTAAAAAAACTATGTGATAATGTTCTACAAAAAGTTAGAGATCATTATGGCAAAGTAGTTACAGTATCAAGTGGTTATCGTAGTCCAGAACTATGTGTTAAAATTGGTTCGAGTGCAAAATCACAGCACGCAAAGGGCCAAGCCGCTGACTTTGAAATCTTTGGTGTACCAAATGGTGAACTAGCAAAATACATTATTGACAACTTAGATTTTGATCAGCTTATATTAGAGTTTCACAATCCAGATGAACCTAATAGTGGGTGGATACATTGTTCATATAAGAATACTGAAGAAAATAGAAAACAAGTATTAAGAGCATACAGAAATGATGATGGTAAAACGGTGTATGAACCGTATGATCCATCTTGAGCTGTTGAACGTCTTAATGATGAAAAAATAAAAGAGCAAAACAAGATCATTGACTTGTATATGCAGAAAGGCATATAGAAGCTTGACTTATATTGCATTTTGTGATATAATGATTATATAATATTAAATAATAGGAAGGTATATTATGGCGTTTAATTATGTAAAACTGAATGAGAATGTTCTACCTAAATCTTTAGGTGTGAAAGGTAAAAACCAAGATGGTATAAGATATTATACTATTGATGGTGTTAATATGCCTTCAGTAACTTCAATACTAGGACAAATACCTGAAAAACAAGTAGGTATACAAGCATGGAGAAATGCAGTTGGTGAAAAAATGGCTAACTATATTTCTACAACTGCTGTCAATAGAGGTAAAGCAACCCACACATTAATAGAAAATCATTTAAAAAACGAAGATGACAAATCAGCAGGTATAACTGCTGTTACACCCTTAGGTTTGTTTAGAATTATAAAACCTTATTTGGCTAGAATAGATAATATTCATTGTATAGAAGAATATTTGTATTCTAAAGAAATAAATGTTGCAGGACAAGTTGATTGTATTGCTGAATACAAAGGTAAGTTATCCGTTGTTGATTTTAAAACATCTACAAAAAGGCGTGATGAAGATTATAATTATGCTAATTTTTTACAAACATCTGCTTATGCTAAAATGTTTGAAGAACTGTATCCTGAAAAGAAAATAGAACAAACAGTTATATTAGCTGCTTGTGAAGACGGCTTTGTACAAGAATGGATACACGGTGAAGATAAAATAAAACAACATCAGGAGTTATTCTATAAACACACTAAGGACTTTTTTGAAAGAAATAGTATAAATAATTAATAAAAGTCAATAGTCGAATTAATCAAAAAGGTGATTTAATATATCCTACTTGCGACCATAACTGCTAAAGGGAGATATGAAAAAGATAATAATAATTTTAAGTTTACTAATTTCTAGTATAGCATATGCAGACCACGAAAAAGATTTCGGTGAGTATTATTTTCAACAAATACCAGCACTATGTATGAAACCAGAACTAGTAGATAACTATTTAAATCATTTTGGTTTTGAACCAGTAAACGTATCATTAGGTAGAGAAGGTATGCAAAAAGATGGTCAACCTGTATATATGATAACTTATTATATAAACAAAGATAATACAGAAACTACAGCTACAATTGATATACCAAGTGGTGCTGAAAGATGTTTGATATTTCATACATTTGATTTAACAAAACCATTAAAGAATTAAACGTTGAAGGTATGATAATACCTGGAGAAGACGAGGGTGCAATTCCCTCCCACTCCACCATTAAAACAATGAAATTTTAGGGGTGGAACTAGGATCGATTCGCAGTTAAAACATACTGGAGTTTAATGGCTGATAACCTACTATCAAATCATAAATGCTAACAATTTAGCAATGGCAGCTTAATACTGCTAAACGGTTTGCCTGTACCGAGTAACAGAAACAGGCACTTGACAAATTCAACTATAAATGTTATACTAAAAGTGTATGATAAATAATAATATGAAGGACTTTAAACAACTATATAACGAAGCAAGTTTAAGTAGAGTACATTCACATACTCAAAAGAGAAATATTGCCATTGTATCTGCTGAAAGAGATGAGTATACCAAGGCTGAAAATGCCAAAAGAACAAACGAACTAAAGGCAGATATTAGAAGAAATGGATTTGGTTTCATAACTATTAAAGGCAGGTATCAAGGCAAACTTGAAATGTCCTTTATGATAGTTGGTTCAGAAGGCAAAGATAAAGATAAAACAAAACAATTTGCTATTACATTAGGTAAAAAATATTCACAGGACAGCGTTTTAATTAAACAACCAGACAACGATAACGCTTATATTGTAGGCACAAACACAACAGGTAATCCAGGTATGGGTAAAAAGGTGTCAATAGGTAAATGGCATCCTAATAGAGCAGGTGAATATCTAAGCGCTTTAGGAAATAAAAAGAGTAAAACATTTGTTTTTGAAAATATAAGGTTTGAATATCAAAATAGAAGTTATGCTAACCAAAAAAGAGATATGGTTGAATTTTAATAAAATATTTAAATAATGGATTTAATGAATAGTAAAAAGTTTGGGTTAATCATAGAAGGTATTGTTAAAGAAAAAAAGATACCATACCTTGACGCTGTTGTCAAGTATTGTGATGAAAATGAGATTGATACAGCAACAGTTGGTCCACTTATCAATAAACAACTTAAAGAAAAAATACAAAGAGAGGCAGAAAAACTGAACTTGGTTGAAAAATCAAGTACCGCAGTTTTACCTATATGAGTAATGATAGTTATGAAGCATATAAATTATATCTTGCTGTCAAACTTCATTTTACCTCTAAAAGTTATGACTTCTTTAAACACAATGCAAAGGTAAATTCTAGTTTCAATAGTTTTATAAAACGTAATGATAGATTTTTCTTTTATAAACTCACTACAAAATACAATAAAGAAGAACTGCTTGATTATTATGTCTGTAATTTCTTCAACAATTCAAAAACTTGGATTGGCAACCTTATACGAGCAGACGGTGAAACTAATTACACAAAGTGGAAGAAGTTTAATCAAAGTTTTACCTATAATTTTAGAAGCGATTGCTTATTACTTAATAATGTTATTAGTAACGATAGCATTTCTTTTGATGATTTGTTTCGTGTATCTAAAGGCCAACATCCAGTGTTGTTACGGTTACTTCTTTCAGGACAAATATCAATACAAACAATCATCATCTTGGATAAAATACTATCGTTTATTAAGAATTGGGATAAAGAAATTGCCGAAACTGTTATATGGCCTGAAAAGTCATTTAAGATTGCCAAGTTAAAACCAT